TGAGGCTCTCGTTGCCGGTCGAGAAGTTCGAGATGTTCGAGCCGCTGAGGACTTGCGCCGTGATCCCGCTGACGTCGGGAACATTCGTGCGTCCCAACTTGCTCGTGGTTGAGGGCGGATAATATTTCGGATCGCTGAGCGTGGCTGCCAAGCTTTTCCCGCGCGATAGGGCGCGGTTCATCACGGACTCGATGTAGCCTTGCTTCGCCGCTGCGCCTTGGCCGCCAACCTCCGCCTCGGTCGAAGCCGCGAGCAGCCGCTGCACTTCCGGGTTTTGCAGTTCCTGGCCGATGCGCGCGCGCTGCTCGGCGAGGCCGGCATTTGCCGGCGCGCCCTCGATCGGGTTCATCTCGCCGGTCGCCGGATTGAACGACGGAGCTCGGCCGGCGCCTGCGCCTAAACCACCCCCGCCACCGCCGCCAAAGCCACCGCCAGCGCCTCCGCCGCCGCCGAGGCCCCCACCCATGCCCCCCGGCATAGTGCCCCTCCCTGGCCCTCCTGTGAGGCCCTGGAGCCAGTCATTCAGGCGCTTCAACTGCTCGGTGTTCTCGAACAAATACTTATCGTGATCCTGCAGGTCGCTGCGGCGGTCTTCGATCATGCTGGAACCGGGACCGCCCATCATGTCGGCCCACGCGCCGTAATGAGACGTATCCCAGTCGCCGCCGGCAAGACGAACGGCGCGGCCGCGCTGAAATTGTTCGCGCTGCATTTGCCCGGGCGTCTTGAATGCCGGCGTTGTCGGGATTGTGGGCGCGGGGATAGCCGCTTCGGGCACTGCGTCGAGCAAGTGGACACCAGGATGCGCGCCTTCCGGCATCGGCGTTCCGCCGAGGGGGGGCGAGAGCCGCGGCGAGGAAACGTCCGGCGCTGCGGTCGAGGGCGGCGTATCGGCCGGATGCGTGCCCTCTGGCGTGTAACCGAGCCTCCCCTTGCCGAAGAAAAACGTCCCGAGATTTTTCCTTTGCTCCTCTGTGAGTCCGGGCATTTCTTCCGGCTTTCTGCCGGGATGCGCTTTGTCGTATTCCTTTAGGAGTTCCTCTGTTTTCGGTTCGCCGATATTCTTTTCGAGAGCATAAGAGCCAAGGGTAACACCGGCGAGGCCGAGCCACCCGAGGGCACCGAGGCCGCCTGCGCCCGCGGGCAATGGCACTACCGGAGGCTTTCCGCCGCCAAGGCCGAGCGCCCAACCGGCCGCGCGAAGACCAACGGCAGCGGTCCCGAACGCTGCAACAAGCCCCAGCGCCGCGGTCCCGACCGCGGCTAACGGATCGTCCTTGACAAACTTGGCGAACAAATCGGCGAGCGCAGCAAACTCTGGCGTTATGATTTTCAACGCCTGATCCATGGAATCCTGAAATGCCTTGCCAGCGCGCGCGAACGAATCCTCGGCCTGTTCGGCCGCTTCGGTCTTGCCCTCCTGTGCCTTGATCTCCTCTTCGGTGGCCTCGCGGATATGCTTTTCGCGCAGCCGCCGCCACTCTGGATCGAGGCCGAATGCCCCGGCGAGCCTGTTGACGTTCTCGGCCGCGGTTTGCGCGTTGTATCCCAAGCCTCGCTGGCGTGTTTCCTCGCGCGCGAGGTCCTTGATCAGGCGCTCCATCGCAGCGCCGCCCTGGCCAGCTTGCTGCATCCGTTGCAGCGTGAAGGCCTCGCCCCGCCATTCCTGCGGGCGCGCGCTGATGCCCATAAGGCGCATCAATTCCGGGGACCCTGGCCGCGTCAGTTGGCCGACCGTTCGCGTGAAACTAGCAACTAGCTGTTGCGACCGTTCAATGCTGAATCCGGCCTCGTGAACCTGGTCGCTCAATACTTTGAATTGACCAGCGAGTAACCCGACCGATCCGGCCATTGTATTGATATGGGTCGTTCGCTCGGCGAAGCTGTTGATCGCCTCGACTACTTCGAGCAAGACACCGGGCAGCGCCGCCAGGCCGGTGGCGAAGCCGCCGATGCCACCGGTCATCTCGCTGACGCTGCGGCCAAACTCGCCGAGCGGCAAGCCGGTGATGCCCGACGCGAACTTCCCGAGCTCGCGCACCGCGGCGTTGATCTCCGTGGTGAGCCCCTTCGCGTGCTCACCCATCTTGCCGTGCTGCGCGGCGATATGATTGACGACCTCGTTCAGCTTGGCGAAGTCGCCGCCCTGCCCAAGGTTCGCAATCTCCTGCTTGAGCGCACGCAGGCCCGGCGTGGCCTGGTCCGTCAGCTTGACGATCAGTTGGAGTTCTTGTTCGGTAGGCATCAGTCGCGCCTTGCCTCTTCGGCCTTGATTTCGGCCAAGCGAATAGTATTGCGCAGGTGCATAACGACCTGCCCGAACGGCATATCGAGAAATATTTCAGGATTGACGTGATAAAAGTCGGCGAGCCGGTAACAATCGAGAACGAGATCCTCGTCGATCCCTACCACGACCGAGGATCGGGAAGAAAAAAGGGGCGAAGCCGGTAGTAACAAGAATTCCAATCGATTGGATGCATGCCAGCGAGCAATGGCGGAAGCACGCCCGATAATTGGCCCATCATTTGTGTCATCTTTTTTTCATCGACCTGTATCTCGCCGTTCGAGTCGATGCGCACCGGGTTGCCGCACGTGTTGATATCGCGCCCGGTCGGCTCACGAAAGACGAGCTCGTGAAGCAACTCGTCCTTTTTCATGCCGACGATCGGACGGCGCAGCCTTACCGTAACGGGCCAGCTCTCCTTGCCAAAGTCCGGTTCTTCGGCCGGCGCTGGCGGCGGCGGCGGAGGCTTCGGCGGTTCTTCACGCGGGAGCGGCGTCGCGTTAACGAAGCCCTCGCGGATTTGTTCGTTCATGACGCCTCCTTAGGTCCCGGGTGACGGCAGCGGCGCGCCTACATACTCGTCGCATGACAGCCCTTCCCATCGCACCCGGAATTGGCCGTCGCGCGTGTTGATCTCGATCGCGTCCTTGCACATGCCGCCCGTGAGCTTGTAGACCATGTCGTTTGCAAGTGTCGCAATCACGGTCACGTTAGTCTGCGTGAGCAGGCTCTTGACATAGAACCCTTGCACCGTGCTGCAATCGCCCTCGATGTAGGGAATGCGCGGGAGCTCTTGGTAGCCGTGAACGCCGTCTTGGCCCGCCAGCATCGTGCGCTCGACGCTCGACGGGCTCACCGTGAAATTGCCGCGCAAATTCATGATGACGCCGTCAACCTGTAGCTGGGCAATGCCAGCTATGCGCTGTGCCATATCAGTTCTCCGATTTTACGAGGAATTAGAACGCGGGCAGCGCCGGATTGAAGACGCCGGTCTGACCGATATTGGCGCCGATGGTCGGATCGATCAGGTTGTTATATTGCAACCTGAATTGCGCGAGCACCGCGAACACCCGAAGCTGATTGATCAGGTCGGGCGGGTACAGCACGTTGATCCGGTTCGGATCGATGGTATCGCGCTCGACCAGAAGATTGGCGACAAAGTCCGAAGTGTTTTCGACGAGCCCGTTATAGGCGTCCATCGTGTATTCGGAAATGAGCTCGGCCTTGATGACCGACGGCGTTACGATGACCTGGCCGGGTCCGAAGCGCGTGCCGTCGTCGGCAAGCTTGCACCGCGGGAATTTGTTGGTGATTGCCTGCTTCTGGTTTCTGATCAGGCGCGCCAGCGTCGCAAGCGTGGTCACGAGCTCATAGGCCGTGTCCGGGTTCCCATAGAGGTTCAACTGATAGGTCGTCGTCTCCCGGGAAATCATCGGTTGATTGTCACTGCCCGGCTTCTGCGTCGCGAGGCCGTTCTCGGCGAGGCCCTGCCATTCGACCGCGTTGAAGCGCGAACCGGCGAGGTCGATCGGCGCAAGCTTGATCTGATTGAGCGTCAAGGTCTGCAGCGGCCTCGCCGGATCGTTCACGAGCGCGCGCTGCGCCTTGGACGTATAGGCCGCGGCCCACTCGTAAATCGGGCTCGGGCTCGCCGGCTCGATCGCCATGACCGATGTCACGCCGTTGTTGCGTGTGTTGCCCCACGTGATGAGGTTCGGATAGGTGTCGCGCTTGGCCGAAAAGATGTGCCCGTAAAGCTGACGCATCCAGCCCCAGCGGCCCGTATCCTCGAACCCGTATTCGTTTTCCCACGCCATCAGCGATGCCGAATCCGTGTACGGGAGCGCGACGTATTCGTAAATCTTCTCGCCGAGATTGCTGATGGCGTTGGCGAAGTTCGGCACGCCCGTGCCGCCGCTCAGCATGCCGGTCGCCGGCAGCGTCATGACAAGACCCGGCGGCGTCCGCTCGCCCCCGATCGTGCCGTAGTAGTTAAGCATCACGGAAATGTCGTTACCGTTGACGCCGAGGAAGCGGCACGTGAGCGTCACGGTCCCGGCCGGCGCCGTCCCCGCAACGGCGGTCACCGGCAGATCGTCCTCGGCACTGATTGCGTCGGTGATCGCGTTGGCAATGTCGTTCACGGTATCGGTCGGCGCGACAGGCACTGCCACGAGCTCGCCGCCGATATAGAGCGAGATGACGCCCGCATCGGTCGGCGGCGTAGTGACCGTAATGGTCCCCGTCGCTGCTACGGCGCCGGTCGCGGGCACGACCGGCAAACCATACACCTGGTTCGCAAAATTATTGGCGAAGTAAGCCTTGAACATGCGGCTCAACTCGGAGCCCTGTCCAAAGTGCGCATCGGCCTGCGCTTGCGAGCCGACCGCGATCGGGACGTTCGGCGTAGCATCGCCGTCGAGCGAGATCATGGCGCCAACGAGCAGCGCCGGAAGGCCGAGCACTGGCAAGCCCGCCATGCTCGGATCGACCTCCACCCAATATAGCGGGATCTTGAGGTCGGCGGGTATCTGAGAAAACGAAATGGGCATGGCGAGCTCCTGTGATTAGGCGGGTTGCGGCGCCAGATGCTGCGACGCGTGCGCCTCGTCGAGCGTGATCGAGCCGTCGGCCAGGCGCCTGGTCGTGAAGCTGTCATTCGGCCATTCGACCGAGCCGCTCGCGCGAAAGCGCATGCCGCGCGGATGATGCAGCACGCGGCGGAGCTCGTCGTTTGCCGGCAGCACGCGCACGCGCGGCGTTGCGAGGTTTTTCTTGATTGCCGCAAAACGCGCCCTCTTCGCAGCAACGCGTGTTGCGTTTGGATCAGGCATAGGCGCGCCAGAGGCGCGCGGTCGCGCATCGACCATCGTCAGTCTCCTGGTTTGTTTGGAGGGTTAAGAAACTGTGCCGGCAAACGTCGCGGAATCGGACGCCTCGTATGCGGCCATCGGACCAGAATTGGCAAAGTCGTATTCGACGACAACCGGCTCGGTCACCGTCGGGTCGAGCCCGTCGAGGACGAATGTCACGACAAGCTTCTGCAGCCAATCCGTGATGACCGGGTCCCACGGCGTGCGATAGGTAACGTTGATCTCATATTGCAGTTCGGCAACCGGCGTTTCATTGGTCTTGCCGACGTTGCCGTAGACCATGCGGCGCTCGCCGACCACGACACCCTCGAATGCGGTGCTGTCCGGATTGCCGGTGCCGAACATTCGCGTCAAAGCATCGTTGCGCCAGAGCGCGTTCATCATGATCCACCAGGCCGCATCGAGTTTTTGCTCGGCGAGGTCCGGATCGTTGTTCGCGATGATGATAGAGAAGCCGATTTGAAAATTGTGTATGAACCGAATATCCCCGGCGTTGGCATCGCCGTCCGGCGTCATCCTTTCGTTGACGATATAGGCCGCAAGCACCGGAAGCTGCGCCGGCAGTATCGGCTTGTAATCGGTCCGCCTGATCGTGAAACCGGCGAATTGCTTTTCGAGCGCCGCAAGGAAGCACTCGCGCAGAACCCAGGTATAGCTCTGCGTTTGTGTGATGCCTGGCGGAAGGACGAGCGCATTAAGCATCGAGAGCTTCGCTCTCATTTCCAACTCACGGTCTCGAACAGCGCCGTGGTCATTCTCGTTTGCAATTGCTCAAGCAGCGTCTCGCGCAGGACCGGCCGCGCCGAGCGCCTGAGTTGGATGAAATCTGTGATGATCCTGCGGCCTGTCGCCCGGCGCAGCCTTCGCAACAAGCGGCGTTGGTAGAGGGTCGAGCGCTGCGTTTCGTATTGCGAGTGCGGCCGGAACAGCGTCTGCACTTGCGTCGAGCCGCGGCGCCACTTCTTGCGCTTCTTGCCTGGCCGTTTGCGGTGAACGTCCTTGGTTTCCCAATCGCCCATTTCCTTGGGCAACTCAACGCCGCCCATGTAGGTGATGCGGCCGATCATGGCGCCGATCGTATTGGCGACCTCGGCCGCATTGGCGACTGTCATCGTGAAGGGCATTAGCGCCTCGCGCGCGGCCGGCGGCAGGCACCGTGCGCTGGATGAATGCGGCAGAACTCACGCGCCTGGGCGATGATCCATCGATAGCCGTCGTCGGGCGACATGCTGCGCCAGTCGGCCGACGGCGCGGCCTCATAGTATGGCTGGCAATTGCCAAACCAACAGATTTGCGCTGCGGCCGACGAGGCGTTGAGCATGACAACGATAACAGTTAGGCCAAACCTCATCTGCATTTGTCTCATCCCGCA